CACAGGCGTACTGACTACAACAAGCGTAACAGGAAATTTAACTGGTAACGTTACAGGAAACGTCACAGGCAATGCGGACACTGCCACTGCGTTGGCTACCGCTAGGAACATCGCAGGACAAAGTTTTGACGGTACCGGTGACATAACGATTGCATCAACGGACCTTTCAAACACATCCGCCATAACACTAAACACAGCAAGTCAGACTCTAACCAACAAGACACTGACGTCTCCACAGATCAACACACAGATTGATTTATTGGCTCGTGGAGAAATAAGATTCCAAGACACCACAGGCGGACAATATGTGGGATTCAAAGCACCTGCCACGGTGGCATCCAATGTGATGTGGACACTGCCAGACGCAGACGGAACAAGCGGACAGGTTCTATCAACAGACGGTGCCGGAACATTCAGTTGGGCGGACGGAGGGGGCGGAGGATCTGGATCCAGTTATCCCAACTCCACGACCAGCACCATGCCAGGCAGTAACGGCAATTATGATTTAGCAAAAAATGCCGCACAAACCACAGCAGAAACACCGTTCGAGACAGGTGGTCAAGATGCGTTTGGTGTTAACTTGGGTACAGTATTTGACATGATGGATCCTACAGGAACCGCAGAAACAACAGACTTAGGCTCAGACGAAGCATACGTAGGAGCGTAATAAATAGGAGGAAAACAATATGCCAACAACATTACAATTTAGACGAGGAACAACATCACAGAACAATGCGTTCACAGGTGCACTGGGAGAGGTAACAGTAGATACCACAGTAGACGCTTTAAGGATTCACGACAACTCCACAGCAGGGGGTTTTGAGACGGTTGCCAGGGAGGCAAAATACGCCGACGTGGCTGAAAGATATCATGCCGATCAAGTTTATGAGCCAGGTACAGTGGTCAGTTTTGGAGGTGTTTGCGAAATAACCGAAACAACAAAAGACGCTGACAAAAAAGTTGCAGGAGTTTTATCAACAGATCCATACGCAGTGATGAACAGTCCGCACAGGCAACCAGAATTATTGAACGAGTATCATCCACCTATAGCACTATTAGGCAAAGTGCCAACTAAAGTAGTGGGCACAGTTTCAAAAGGTGACATGATGGTATCAAGTGCAACGGCCGGACACGCTAGAGCATGGACCGAAGAAAACGATCCACCAGCAGGCAGTGTTATAGGAAAAAGTTTGGAAAACAAAACATCTGAAGAAGCAGGCGTAATTGAAGTTGTAATCGGAAGACTTTAAACGATCAAATCAAGAATAGTTTGTAACTTACCTTTTATTGATTTGTTGTTCAAAGTGTTTCGCAATCCTCCGTGCAAATTCTTAGGCCAACATTCAAAAGCACACCAACAGTATCCAGAATGTTCTTCATTTAGTTTGGGTATGAATTCACCATCAACTGCAACCAGATATGTGTGAAAGAAAAACTTTTGATCGTTTGAGGTGAATAGTTCTAACGGAATTACCTTTTTGAACACCGGTGTGTCACCCACTTCTTCTGTGATTTCTCGTTTAAGACCTTCAAATGCTGATTCGGTGTAACGTGCTTCGCCGCCTACTAGACCCCAAGTGCCTTGAGTTTTTTTATCTGTCCTTTGCAAAAATAAAAATCTTTTAGTGCTTGTTGAATAAAACAATGCACCGGAACAGATTATATTTTCTTTCATATTGTATTATAACAAATTATGGATTGTTTATCAAGGAGTTGTTGCATCGGTTGATGCGTCATAATTTGAAGCACCACCGTCCAGCACTATGGTCCAATTACCAGAAGTATATATTCCCTCGTAACTTTTTACCCATTCTGTACCATTAAATCTGTATTGGATACCTGTATTTGTGTTGGTTACATAGTGTTGTGTAGAATCGGGATGGCTCGCATCAAATACTTTTTTCCAACGAGACTCGGATGTGCTGTATTGTATAATATCTCCTACACTTGCCACCAGAGATCCCCATGTTGAACTTTGTATAGTCGCAGTTGAATCTCCTATTTGATCTATGATAAGATATCTGTCTCCGTCTGCAGGATTTGTTGGTGCAAATGTTGTAGGATTTATAATTTTTTTGACAGCAGTCAATGTATTTGCAGGAATTGTGTCCGAGTCAACGGTGTATAACAGTATTGTTTCATCTAATGTGCTTGTTGCAATAGTGCCAATCACTTCACTTCCGTCGGTCTGTTTCAATCTAATCTGACTGGTACCATTCACCACCTTGCCATACTGATCCAGTAAAATTTTCCAGTTCACCGGTGGACCAAATGTTTCAAAAGGATCAAAATTTGAAGGTTCCTTGGCACCTGAGTAAAAACCGTCACCTCCAGATTTGACATTTACTCCTGTTGTGCCCAACAATCTCAACTGATTTCCTGTCACAAGTAATCCAAAATTATTTGGTGTCACAAAACTTTGCGAGATTAACGGTCCACTTATAAGTCCTTTATTGATTCCACCTTCGTCATCATACACACTCATGATTATTTTCTGTACTACCCCAAGTTTTTTGACTTTTACCGGGGGTGATAACCAAATAGGTATACTGAAAGTCATTGTAGCAACATCTATTTCAGAGTCAGCACCCACAGGTATGGTCCTTGAACTAAACACGATATCCCTTAATTCAACATAACTTAAACTGGTCCAATCTATGTAATTGCTTGATTTTTGTATTTCAAAATCAGGATTAAACAAATATAAAATTTGCTCTAATAATTGTAATTTTTGATCGGTGTTAGTTGTGTAGATGTCTGCTGTTACTTCTAATCTAAAAGGAGAAGGCATGACTTTTTCTACTGTGTATCCGGCACCCAACTTGTTGCTGTAAGTTCCGTCAGATAAAACATCTCTCTCCTTCAAATGTTGCTTTTCGATGTGATAGGGATTTTGCATCCTTTCTCTGTCGTAGTTGAGCTCTCTGATGTAACACGCAATTTTTGGTGCATAAGTCAATGCATTTTCTGAATTGTTTTTTATTAAATTAGCAACTTGTCTTGTTGGATCACCATACACGACCGGAACAGCACGTAAGGCAATTTGCCCGTCAGCACCTTTGCCTGTCTCAACACTGAAATTATTCAATATTCTCATGAATTGTGTTAAAAATCTACGAACTTGTCCTGAATAAAAATGTAGCATTAATTGTCAGCCTTTGGTTTTAATGCATCTTCTAGCGATTGTCTTTGTTTCACAGTTAATCCGTTTATAGTGTCTGATGTTGTGTTGTTTACAAAACCAGTTTTTTGTGTTGCTCTTGAGTCGTTGTTAGTCATAGTTATTCTAACCGAATCCTCTATCTTGATCCATCTGGCACCATCATACCTAAACAATCTATTTGGTAGATAATCTGTTCTTAAGAAATAATCTCCCTTGTCAACATTTGATTGTGGGAACGATATACCAAAACCTGCTGGATTACCGTTTGGTGCAACACCGTCACCGTCCAGGTAGAAACCATAGTGCGAAGAGGCCGGTGTATCTATTACAGCATTTACTTTTTTGTCCATGCTGGTTCTCTGTTGCTCGGTGTTTACATTGTCTGTTCTTATATTTCCTCTTTCATCTATAGGTGCCACATAGTACTGTTTGTAATTGAAACCTGCTTTTGGTGAATCTTCTTCTGCCTGTGCCAACACCTGATCGGATATTGTTTTTTCTCTGTTGTAAGTTGACATATAACTTGCCAAACTTCCGGATGTTGTAGCGTCTCCTAGTATATCTCGGTATTCCTGAGAGTCAACTAAAGATTTAAGTTTCAATCTTAAAAGGTGTGGCCACCAAGTTTGTGAAAATCCTTCTGCGGCCCTATTAACATCTTCGATCACATAGTATCTTTTCAGTGCTATCGGTATCGATTCATCTAAACTGTAATCTTCTTTCATGTGAGGAAATTCTATAACATCTCCGCTCATTGGTTTTCTACCCAATCTTTCCACACTATCGTTCATGTGTACAGTCAAAAACAAGGTGTCATTTTGTAAAAACATTCCAAATTGACTTAAATTAAAATCCATGTCTTGTACACTGTAGATACCTCGAATTGTGTAGACATCTGCATCGTATTTTCTATCTCTGTTTTCTAAAAACAATAAATCTTGTATTGTGCGTTCGTTAAGACTATCACCGGAATATTGTGGTTGTGTCGGCGATGCTTCTCCGTCCTTGTTTGTAGACCCTTGATTGTAGGGACCTAGGTACTTGTGAAAATGTAAATCTGTTCCACCAACCGTGAACATCTCTTTGATGTTACGATCAAAAAATTTGTAATCTGCACCCTTTTCAGGCTTGAAAATAGACAATCTAGGCATATCACACATATTTATTGTTAGTTTCAATCCTATAAATATGTGTATGTCAGAACTTCAAACAGGACAACAAGAAATATTCGATTACGTCAAAAATAACCTCGGTGAGGGCATGATTGATGTGGAATTAGACCCAAAACACTATCAAACAGCACTTACTCGTGCTATTGATAGATACAGACAACGTAGTTCGAATGCTGTTGAGGAATCATACGCTTTCTTGGAACTGAAGGAAAATCAAAACACTTACATATTGCCTGATGAAGTTATCAACGTTAGAAAATTATTTAGAAGAACCGTGGGTTCCAGAACTGAAGGCGGCGAAGGTGGTACATTGTTTGAGCCATTCAATTTAGCATACACAAACACATATCTTTTGAGGGCAGGTGCAACCGGCGGATTAGCAACATATTTCGCTTTTGCATCTTATCAAGAATTAGTTGGTAAATTGTTTGGTTCATTCATTCAGTTTCATTTTGACGTGGCGACAAAAAAATTAACGATCACACAAAGACCTAGATCAGATCAAGAAACTGTGTTGATGCACACAGACAACTTTAGACCCGATATAACGCTGTTCAAAGATATCTATGCAAAACCATGGATCAGAGATTACACTTTAGCAGTATCAAAAATCATGCTCGGTGAAGCAAGAGGCAAATTTAATACCATAGCAGGACCACAGGGTGGCACAACACTTAACGGTGCAGAATTAAAACAGCAAGGCCAAGCAGAAATGGAAAGATTAGATTCAGAAATTGGCAACTTTGCTGAAGGCGGAACACCACATAGTTTTGTTATTGGTTAATTCTTAATCATATCATTTTAAATAAGAGCGGTATGTTAGAACAGGACCCTCAAAGAAAATATTCAGACCTCACACTTGACGAACTGGAACAAGTGGTAATAGATTTGGAAAACATGAGCATATCTGCACTTAAAGAAAAGAAAAAAGATCTTAGAAAATTGATACTTAAATCTGCCCAAGCGGCCAAAAAAGAGATTGAAAGACGTCTAAAAATATAGTATAATCAACATATGCTGATAGGAATTGTAGGACTAATAGGTTCCGGAAAAGACACAGTCGCACAAAGGCTGGTAGACAAACACGGATACCGTAGAGATAGTTTTGCCAAAAGTCTTAAAGACGCAGTAGCATCGATGTTCAATTGGGACAGGGATATGCTGGAAGGAAGCACAAAGGAAAGCAGAGAATGGCGTGAACGCCCAGACCTTTTCTGGAGCAAACAGTTCGGCAAGCCGATCACACCAAGATGGGTGTTGCAGTACTTTGGCACGGAAGTCATGCGTGGGCAGATGTATGATGCCATATGGGTGGACAGTTGCTTGGGAAGATACAACGGAAAACCTACAGTGATATCAGATACGAGATTTCCCAACGAAGTTGAACAGATCAGAGCACGTGGTGGCAAGATCATACGTGTGAAAAAAGGCAGAGATCCAGAATGGTTCACCAATTATATAGAAGGAAACATTGTTCCCAAAAATGTTCATTCGTCTGAGTATGTGTGGGCAAGATCAGAGTGTGATCACGTTATACTGAATGACGGGTCGCTTGAGGACTTATACAAACATGTTGATGAACTAATCATCAGCAACAAGATCTCCCATTCGCCATCCCAATCTACGAACACTGCTCAACCGCTGGCAGTTGGCGCAAATAGTTTTTAAGTTTTTTTCATTCACATTACGCAAATTTCCGTCCAAAAACATAACATCTAATTGTAACGAATCTTGTGCTCTAAATCCACATAACTCACATTTTTGTTTTTTCTTGTAACCGGATCTTTGAAGCATTGTTACTCCACCTACTTTGCGTTTGGCACGTTTCCTATTACAGGTGTCACATCTACTGCGCCAGTAGATCTTGCCTGCTTTCTTGTAGGCATAGGCCCTAGGCTTTGACTTACATTCTGTGCATAAAGGTCGTACTAATTTGTCCATACAACGTATTTACGTTGCCTATATAGGCACCAAAAATTGGTAAGTTTTGTCATAAAATCCATATGATATTATAAATAACTCTAGTATACGTATAAACTTGCAAGGAGAAAACGTAAAATGGCTTTAACATCACCAGGAGTAGAGGTAAGTGTAATAAACGAAAGTTTTTATGTACCATCAGATGCGGGTACAACACCTCTTTTTATAGTAGCATCTAGTCAAGATAAAAATAACGGGGCAGGAACAGGCACAGCGGCAGGTACAACAACTGCAAACGCAAACACTGTATACTTGCTTTCATCACAAAGAGAATTAACAGAAACATTTGGAGATCCAAAATTTTATTCAGATGCTTCGGGCAACTCACTTAATGGATATGAATTAAACGAGTACGGTTTACAGGCGGCTTATTCATTCCTAGGTGTAGCCAACAGAGCATACGTCCTAAGAGCGAACATAGACACTAACGATTTGATCGGCAGTGCATCGGCTCCGACATCGGCACCAACAGATGGCACATACTGGCTTGACCTTGCATCAAGCATTTATGGAATATTTGAGTGGTCACAAACAGATCAAAAATTTACAGCAAAAATACCAACGTTGATCACAGCAGTTACTGACCTGGTAGGTAACGTATCAACTGGTGCACCAAAAACTTCAATCGGTGTAATTGGTGATTACGCAATCAACACAACACACGTGAGCAACAAGATCTATAAAAAATCTTCAAGCAACACATGGGTACAACTAGGATCAAGTGCATGGCACTTAACGTTACCTGTGGTCACGGTAGCAAGCGGTAAAACAGTTACAAGCGGTCACTCAATGAAAATTAACGGTGTGACAGTTTCAGCAGGTGGTACTGCATTATCAGATGTTAACACAGCAATCAATAATGCAAACGTTCCTGGTGTGACTTCGAGTGTAAACAGCACAACTGGAAATTTAGAAATTTTCCACAACGGTTTAGGCTTTGGTGATTCAACACAAGGTTTTAACACTTTAAGATTCGAAGCAGGTACAGGTACACTATTATCTGATCTAGGAATCACAGCAGGTGTTAAAAACGGTGTTAAATTTTTTCAAGCAAAACACACAAACAGACCAACTTGGAAAACAGCAGACGAAGACAGACCTAACGGTTCAGTTTGGTTCAAAACAACTTCTGCAAATTCAGGTGCAAACATAAGTGTGAAATTATATAGTTCGTCAAGGGCGGCATTTGGATCAGTAAATGCACCACTTTACGCAACCAACCACCAGGCAATCTACAACTTAGATCCAGCAAACGGCGGAACAACATTAAGCGTTGGTGATTTATATACACAATTCAATATCACTGAACAAAGCGTAGATGGACAAAGCGATGGCACACCAAACGTTGGTGACTTCCAGGTGTTCAGATACGAAGGTGGTGAAACAGTAATTAGATCAAAAACAACATACCCAAGTTTCACAGCAAACGAAACTTTCACTGTTAGAGAATCACTTAAAAACCAGGAAGCATTAGCGGCGGCTAAAACTGTTACAATGATATCCGGAGACGGTTCTACTTTAGGTGATGCAGAGGATTTTGTTACTGCATTCGGTAACGCAGGATTTACAAACTTAGAAGCATCTGTTATCTCTACTGGAGAATTTAAGGGTGCTATACAGATCAAACATAAACTGGGCGGTGAGTTTAGAATGAACAACACTTCGGGAAATCCACTTGATGACGCAGGTTTCGGTACAAGTGCCGCACACAGTTATGGTACATACACTGCCAACAGTCAAACATTAGTCGACAACTTATATGTTACTCCAACAGGTGATTCAGAAGATTCAACTGTGGGCAACGAAGTTATGGCAAGTAACTGGAAGCGTTTAAGTTACACTGCTTCAGCAAGTGCTCCAACTAATGAGCCAACAGACGGCACATTATGGTATGACACTAAGATTGACGAAGCAGACATCATGGTGCACAACGGTACTACTTGGGTTGGATATGCTAACCAATACGGTACAACAGATCCAAATGGACCACAGTTTAGTGCTACTGCGCCAACTACACAGTCAGATGGTACAGCACTTGTAAACAACGACTTATGGATTGATACAAGTGACTTAGAAAACTATCCAAAACTTTACAAATACAACACATCAGCAACGTTAAGTTCAACTAACACAGCAAACCAAGTGGCAGTAACAACATCGGGTGCGGCTTGGGAACTAGTTGACAAGGCAGATCAAACAACTGAAGATGGTGTTGTGTTTGCGGATGCTAGATATCACACTTCAACTGAAAAAAATGCTAACAACAGCACACAGGTCGGTACAGCATCAAGCATTAAAGATCTTTTAAGTGATAACTTTTTAGATCCAGATGCTCCAGATCCAGCATTATACCCACAAGGTATATTGTTATGGAACACTAGAAGAAGTGGTTACAATGTCAAAGAATACAAAAACAATTACATCACTGAAACAAAATATCCAAGTTCAGGTTCATCAGGATTAGGTAACATCAGATTCAATAACGAAGAAGTGTCAGGTTATTATCCAGACAGATGGATTACTAAATCAGGCAATAATGCAGATGGTTCTGGAACTTTTGGCAGAAAAGCACAGAGAAAAGTAATTGTACAACAATTAAAATCAGAGATCGACACTAACCAAGCAATCAGAGAAGACCAAAGAGGATTCAACGTAATTGCATGTCCGGGATATCCTGAATTGATCTCAAATCTTATAAACCTAAACACAGACAGAAACAACACAGCGTTTGTGGTTGGTGATACACCATTAAGATTAGAAGGCACAGCAACAGCAATTCAAAACTGGGCAAACAACACAGCAGGTGCTACTGATAACGGCGAAGACGGTCTTGTAAGTTCAAGTGATTATCTGGGTGTGTTTTATCCATCAGGATTGACTACTGATAACACAGGAAAAACTATTGTTGTACCATCATCACACATGATGATGAGAGTTTTAGCAAACAACGATAATGTTGCTTTCCCATGGTTTGCACCAGCAGGTACAAGAAGAGGTGTTGTAGACAACGCAACTTCAGTTGGATATGTAAACTCTGAAGGAGAGTTTGAAACAATTTCAGTTACAGAGTCTGTCAGAGATTCAATGCACGGGGTACAAATTAACCCAATTACTTTCTTCTCAGGAGCAGGAATTGTAAACTTTGGTAACTTGACGAAGACATCGTCGAGTTCGGCATTAGATAGAATAAACGTATCGAGATTGGCAGTGTATCTAAGATCACAATTAGATTCTATCGCCAAACCGTTCATCTTTGAACCAAATGATGAATTGACAAGAAACGAGATCAAAGGAGCGATCGAATCATTCTTGTTAGAACTAGTTGGACAAAGAGCGTTGTATGACTTCCTAGTAGTATGTGATGACACAAACAACACACCTACAAGAGTTGACAGAAACGAACTTTATGTTGATATAGCGATTGAACCTGTAAAATCAGTTGAATTTATCTACATACCGTTAAGAATTAAAAACACAGGAGAAATAGCAAAATTAGGGAACTAATTTTCGATAAATAGGAGAAACAAATGGCAATATCAACATTATCAAAATTTACAGTACCTTTAGCAAACGATCAGAGTAGTGCATCACAAGGCTTATTAATGCCTAAACTACAATATCGTTTTAGAGCGATCCTGGAGAATTTTGGAGTATCAACACCAAGATCAGAACTTACAAAACAAGTTATGGACATAACAAGACCTAACTTGACTTTTGATCAAGTAACTTTAGATGTATACAACTCAAGAGTATATGTTGCAGGTAAACACACTTGGGAACCAATCACAATCACATTACGTGACGATGTCAACAACTCTGTCACTAAATTGGTTGGTGAACAGATTCAGAAACAGTTTGACTTTTTTGAACAATCAAGTGCGGCATCTGGTATTGACTACAAATTCACAGCAAGAATTGAGATGTTAGACGGCGGTAATGGAGCAACAGCACCAAATGTATTAGAAACATTTGAACTGTATGGTGCATACGTTGAAAACGTGAACTACAATTCGTTAGCGTACAACACGTCAGAACCGGCTACAATCACTTTATCATTGAGATACGACAACGCAATCCAAACACCACAAGGCACAGGAATTGGAACAGCAGTTGCAAGAACTATCGGTACTCTAAGTACTGGTGGTGGACAATAAGTTTTAAGTTAGCAATTATAAACATAAAAAGCGTCTTTATAGGCGCTTTTTTTGTGGCTATAAATAACTGGTATGCCAAGCATTAATAATTTTTTAAAAGGATTCACAGACGGTTTACCGGGAATGAAAGATTTCCGTCATGCATCTCGCCTTTATCTAGACGACAATTTCAAACTGATGCCGAAACAGAAGTTTCTGTATCATGTGGTTTTCGATCTAAACGACAACAAGACAGTTCAAAGTTTTACTACAAATGAAAGATATGAGTTGAACATGTTGGTGAAACAATGCGAACTTCCTAGATACAACATGAACTACGAAGAGAAAGTTCAGTATAATAAAAAGATGTATGCCAACACACGTATTGTATATGAGCCTGTTGTTATCACATTCCATGACGACATGGCCGATACTGTTAATGCTTTCTGGAAAAAATATTATGAATACGAGATAGCAGATCCTGTTAACCTTGCAGACGACAGACAAAACGATGCAAAAGACGACTACTATCAACTGAATAGACAGACAACAAAATGGGGACTAGACACCCCAAAACAAAGAAAAAATCCTTTTCTAAAAGGTGTTGAAATTTTTGTGTTACACAAACAAAGATTTACAAGCATGGCTCTTATAAATCCGGTAATAGGAAGTTTCAATCATGACACATTGGATCAAGCAGACGGTACTGGATTGATGCAAAATCAAATGCAACTTTTATACGAAACTGTGATTTACAAATCAGGCACAGTGGGACAACTCAAGGGAGAAAAAGGATTTGCACAAGTTCATTACGACAACGAACCATCGCCATTATCAGTGTTAGGTGGCGGCACAAATTCGATATTTGGTCCGGGCGGAATAGTGGATGGTATTGGCTCTGTAATTTCTAATGCACAGAATGGAAACATACTTGGTGCTATCCTCAGTGCAACTAACACATACAACAATGCAAAAAAACTTAAAAAATCCGGAGTAAAAGAGGAGTTGAGAGGCCTTGCAAAAAAAGGTATAGGTGAAATTGCTAAACAATCAGGTGCTGTTTCAAATCCGGTAGCACAATTTGCCGTGGGCGGAGCACTCATTCTTGCATCTGATAAACTGGAAGCATCACCACGTGGTACTGTTGACAACAACACAGGAAAAAACAACACAACAATCACAAACAGCACAGTGGACACGAAAAACTTTCTCACAGCGGAAGAGGCTTACAATCTTGTTACTACTAATGAAACAATTAAGGACGAGATTGCGGCAGGAATTTATTTCAAGGACATAGGTTCTCGTAAAGGATTGACTATTGCCGCGTCAAACATTGAATATAGCAACGCAACAAGCAACGTAAAAACTGTGTATAGATCAAAAGCAGTCACAGATGTTCGTAAACTTGTAAATGATGGATATATAAAGATTAGTAGAGAATCACAAGATGTTAATGTTGTGATCGAAAAGGCGGCATTGTAATGGCACAATTTTATACAAATTTACCAAAAAAAGAGTCAGATAATTTAGAAAAAACTATCGACAGTCTAACCACCCAAACATACGAAAAAGAATTTGAGTTTAATGCCGGCGAGTATGATGCCGTCATTGCATTTTTTGTAAAGAGAGGTTTCAAACGTGCATCAGCGGAATCAACAGCATATGTTATTTTGGCCCAGGCAAAAATTGACGACATCAAACCACAAGAAATTTTAGACAAATTAACATACGCCTCTCCTGCACAGTTATCTGAAGTACTCACTATTATATTAAATGCCAACAGATACAAGTCAAGTAGATTGGGTGTGAGGAAAACATTGGCCACTACTGAATCGGTATCTAGAAATATTCTAGACTAATGTTACCAAGATTTGCTAAAGGAAAATTTTATCCAAAAAATCAAGAAAAATATGTTGGATTGAAAACTCCAACATATCGCTCAAGTTGGGAACAGGCTTTCATGAGATTGTGTGATGAACATCCTAACGTTGCCAAGTGGGCCAGTGAGTCGATTAAAATTCCATACAGGCATCCATTCACGGGAAAATACACAGTGTACGTGCCGGACTTTTTTGTCGTGTATGTTGACAAAAATGGCAAGAAACACGCCGAACTTATCGAAGTAAAACCAATGGCACAAACTTCAATGGAAGCGGCAGGACGTAGTATTGGAAAGAAGAAACAGGTTATTGTAAACCAAGCCAAGTGGGAAGCCGCAAATGCTTATGCAAAACAAAACAGAATACGATTTAGAGTTGTTTCAGAAGAACAA